TAGATTTGCGGTCTAAGCTTGATAAGATAATAAGATCGGATAAACACATAGATAATGGGTATCGCGTATAACCCCTCAACATTATCCTGGAGCGTTACCAACGAGAGGACTGACTATAGAACTAATTACGAAACCAACAACGACACCAGTCGTCGCACTGATTATCCGACCAATAACGCATACCATACTTATGGAACCTATTGGGATCCTAATAGTAGGAAGTGGGTAACCGGCTGGCACACCACAACTGACTATGGTTCGGTGGGCTTTATGCCCTACTTACCAACCAATTTACCGACTAATTTACCTACAAATTTACGAACTGATTATCCAACAGACAAGAAAAAGAAAGTTTCAGACGGCTGGGAACGCGTTTGCCAAGGTCCTTGGTGGCGTCGGCGTTGCTCTGATGTTGAAAAGTTTAAATGGGTTGATGATGAAGACAAAAACAGAGAAAACAGACAAAAGAATAACGCCAACCATGCCACTAACGTGGCCAATGCGCAGACTAATGCTGCCAATGCACAAACCAACTTAAACAATGAGACAGCAAACGTAGATATTCAAAAACAAAATGAACGTGTTAAAGAAATGAACACGGGCATTTTTAATACAAACACAACCAATGCAACGCTTAACACCACAAATACCACTCTTAACCAGCAAGCTCGCGACTTAAACGCAAAGAACGCTCAGCTGAATGCAGAAAACACTGCTACAAACACTCAGAACACAGCCAAAAATAATCTCTACTCCAAAACTCTTGCATTAGCAAAGAGCACGCAGGGAGGAGACTATGTTGCGCAACGTGATCAGATCAGTAAACAAGATTTGATTAATGCTGGTGTTTCTTCAGCAGATGCCGACGCATTGGTTTCGAGTGTTCAAGAACAGTTCAAAACGTTCTATAAAACAGAAAAGTTGGAACTCTGGGATCCAAAGCTTGGCGCCCAGCCTCCTTACGCTGATTACCTGATTAATAATTTAGGAGTCAAACCAGACGCTGTAACGGGCACATTTGATCCTGATTACTACAAAGAACAAAACCCAGAGCTGGTCACCGCTTACTCCCAGGCAGTTCTTAATGATGATATTGATATCACTGAACGCTATGGCGAAAACAACTACTACTGGCAGCACTACACAAACATTGGTCGAAACCAGGGGTTACGCGGTAACCCAGAAGAAGACACAGCTCGTGCAGACTCCTACATAGAAGAAGGTCCTACTGATGCGGAAATCCAGCAGATTCGAGACCTGCAGCTTGGTGTAGACCAGGACACTATCACCCAACGTCTTCTAAACATCACAGAAGTTAATAACGAATGGACTAAGGCCCGGCAAGGAGATCCCTACTGGACAGCCTTGGCAAAAGAAAAGTACCTGGACGTGGAGAACGCTGATGAATTTGCGGTGCTTTTCCGCTTGTCAGAACGTGACGAAGACAAGCAAATCGCGCTCAACTACAACATCAATGCAGGCAGCGGTATCACAGAACTGGAGCAAGCAATCAACGATGCGATTGGTGCCAAGGCAGAAGTTGACATCAAAAAGTTTGCGGCATTAAACCAAAGCATCCTTAAAGAAACAATCACGCAAATGAAGAAAGTAAAAGCTGAGCAAGAAATGCTTGGCTTCTACAAAGGCTTCCAAGGTTTTAATGAAATTTTCAACATTAACGAAACACTTGCCAACTCAATCCTTGGAGACACTGGAGTAGGTGGTATCCTCTCATTCACCTCAGCAGGTAAAGCAGAAGAAGATCTTGTAGGCGCTCTTGGTAACGTCACTGGCCTACGCAACAACGTTGGCTATAACTGGCAGCAATGGTTCGACCAGGCTATTAAGGATAAATACGGAATTGACTACAGCATCTTTGAACCACTGGAAGAGAAAAAAGATATTATTGACGCTTTTAATAGCCCAGCAACGGAAGCCAAGGTTTACGATGCGGCTACAAATGAATTCAATAAAGAGTTTCTAGATCGTGCAGGATTTACCAGTACGCAAGCCCTGGTTGATTTCCTGCAGAAACAAGGAACAGAAGGTCAAACCATTCTTGATGTGATTAAAGGAGATCCAGGAGACGGTGCAAAGACAACCTTGGTGCCCATCCGATCCCGCCTTGAAGCTGACATCAAGCTCCTAGACGAACAGAAAGATCGCGCTTTGGCACTGACCTACACCGCTGGTGATGTCACCCAAGCAATGAACATCGAGGCTCAGTTTGCTCGTGACTATATTGACGAATATCTCATGCCTCGTTTTAACACCGCTCGTTCAATGGACGAGTTTGTTGAATATCTGGATGTTCGCCAGGAAGAAAAGAACCCCTTCCAGACGCAGGACTCCTATGACGCCGTGAAGATGTTGGGTGAGCAATATACAAAAGAATATCTCGACAAGATCAAACTTGAGACCCCCAGGGCATTTGACCCTAATTTTTACTTTGAACCTATTACTGATAGTTACAACAAAGAAGATTACGAAAAACAAAAGACCACCGTTGCAGAAGATTGGGAGAAAGCAAAATCTGGCGATGCTTACTGGGCGGCACAAGCCTACAGATTTGGCATTGATATCAATAACAAGGCAGCGTTTGCACGCATGCACTTTGAGGTGAAGGGCCAAGGTCTAGGTTTTGACCCCGCAGAAGATATTGTTAACGCCGGTAAGGTTAAAGACTTTATTTATGACACTGTTCTTCCTGTGATGAAGGATGAAGCCTTGAAGGGCGATCCAGTCTTTGGTCAGTTCATCACCCCAGAAGAATTTGCCGATGAGATGCTGAGAGGCTTGGATCCAGCCGAGACACCTGATGAATGGAAGGAAATCTTGCAACGTTATGGCTTACAAGACTTTGCTGGAAACATTGAAGAACTGAAAGAGTACATTATCGAGACTCTTCGTACGGGTTCTGCCCAGGAGATCAGAGAAGAGATCAAGTACCTGAACGACAAACGTCAGCGGCCAACACAAGAAATTCTCGGTGTTACCTACATCGAAAGAGCAGAAGACTATAAAGATGAGATGGCAAAGCCCACTACTGAGCTTTATGCCATCTTCCAAAAAGCTGGGTACCAAGGAACAGAAGACGAGTTCTACAACAACTTTTTCCCTGACCTGGACCGTAGTGAGCAGATTACCCTCACCAAAGCAGGTCGTGATGACAAGCTAGAGGCCTATGGCCTAGATCTTTCTGATCCATTTGCTTCTCTTGGCACGATCGAAAGCTTCTTCCCGGATTATCAAACAGAGGCAGAAAAAGAAGCAAAAGAACAATCACCTGCTGAAAAGTTCACAAGCTATTTTAAAATTGGAGAAGACGACGAGGAAGATGTTGAATACATGTCTGATGCAGGTCAGAAATTCCTCGGTGAGTTCACTTCCATGTTCAAAGGTCTCTAATGTCAGATAAACGTAAGAAAGCAGCCAAGGCAGCCAAGCTTGCCAAAGATGACATGGAGTGCAACAAGCCTCGTCGTACTCCTGGCCACGCCACTAAATCACACGTTGTTAAAGCTTGTGAAGGAGGCGAGGAAAAGATCGTACGGTTTGGCCAACAAGGCGTAGAGGGTGCAGGCAAAAACCCAACCACAGAAAAGGACAAGGCCCGCAAAAAGTCCTACTACGCTCGGCACAATGCCCAAGATCCTGATCCCGACAAAATGTCTGCCAGGTACTGGTCTCACAAAGTAAAGTGGTGACGTTCCTTCCCCATGAAGAAAATGAAGAAAGGCGGTGGCTTCACAGCTGGCAAGCCTAAAAAGACCCGTCAGGGCCAAGGTACTAATTCAAAGAAAAATCACGGCCGTAAACAGAAACGCGGACAAGGCTGATTAGCTTTTTATTTGTGTAATATGGGAGTACTTGTTGTATTCCCATGGGCGAATTTCGGGAAGCCGTAGAACTTATTCGTAAGTACGAAGGTTTTAGCGAAAAAGCATATCCGTCTGGGGATGGATCTGGCTACATAGTCGGATACGGTACTGAGTACTACCCAGACGGTAGCCCCGTCAAACAAGGGCAGTGGTGTACCAAGGAGAAAGCCTTGGAGTACCTTGCTCATGAAATCAAAGCTATCTGTTCATTGTTGGATAGCCTGCACTTGCATCTTGATCATTCGATGCAACAGGCATTGATCTCTTTCATCCACTCCATTGGATGGACTCCATTCCTTTACAGCAATATCGTTGATGCCATCGAACGCGACGATTTGGCAGAAGCAGCTGACGAAATGATGAGCTGGATTTTTAATGAGAACCACGAGGTCATTGGCGGCCTCTTGGATCGTCGCCGGGAAGAAGTTGCTTTGTTCCTACGGGAAACTGATGACTCCCCTTGGACCTCCACTGAAGTTTTGATGACGGCATTCAGGAACTATTCCGCTGCACCGCACCAGGTACGTGCCATCAGGATGTTGGAAGAAAATATTAACCCTTACGTCCTTGCCGAATTTGCCAACAACTTTCGGATCTCTGAAAGTCCATGGATTCCGCTTTGCTCTGAAGAGCTGGATTCTCTATTTGCTACCTAGGATTAGAATATTCCTATCAAGTTAAAGGCACGAGATGGAGAGGCAAGTTGAACCCAGGCAATTTGAGTTGCCCCTGGAACTGCAGTTCTCCATGCGCAAGGCTGAGATGGCTGCCCAGGAAATGACATGGGACGAGCTGTATTACGCACTGCTCAATCTCTACCACCAACGCTTGATGGAATGGCATGCCGTCAAGGAAATTCTGATCGATGAAAACATCGAACTCAATTTTGATGTTCCAACAGATTTGGAACTAGAAGAACTCGCCGCCGCCTGCGCAGGTTACGATGACGACGACGAGGAAGAAGAAGAGGGTCAGCCGTTCTGAGCTTCGACCAACGCAACAAGACGGTCCAGGTACCACTGGGCCTTTTTTAATGACTGAAGCTCACCCTTATGGCGCTCACGCCAAAGGTATTTAACAACATTACCCTTGAGGTAACCACGGAATTCTTCAAGGGTTTGCTGCGCTTCAATCGCTTCAATGCACTCAATTGCACCATCGGTGTAATGAGAGGGATGATTAACCTCGTCCCCCTGGATCACAGGAGGAGATTCAATCGTAAATACAGGCTCTTCTTTTACGGCCCAGGGGACAGGACAAACTCCTCCCGGGCACTCACTAATCTCGTCTACCGGCGCAAACCACGTCGTTTGAGAGATTCCTCCTTCATTTCCTCCGAAGGTTCCTCCAGTTCCAGAACCAGAGTCTTTGGTTGAGGTGCTGCTCCCATCGCCAAGCCCTCCTCCATCGACGGGATGTACCCCGTCATTCCAGGACGTGCTCCCTCGAGATTCAACGGATTCCTTTCTAGCCCCTGCTCGCATGCAACCAGCCCACGATTGTACTGATCATATAAGGGTACATCATTTTCTTCGTTAGCGAGTGGCTGCCCAAAGTCTTCAATAGACAAACAGCGTTTCTTGACTTCATCTTGAACGAAGCTATCCAAGAAACCGGCCGAATCACCGTGGTACATGGGATATAAGTCTTGAATTATTCCTTTTACAATAGTATCATGGCAAGAATTTTCGACCCGGTATACGATCCTCGACAGGACTCTGGTAGCTCAGGGTCAGAGGTTTCGGATCTACACCCTGAACGTGCTTACGATACGGACTTACGTCGCATCGACGAAGACGAGCGCGGTGATGTAGAAGCAATTAACGACAAGCAAGAGAGAGTTGGTCGTTTTATCAAAGCTGCAAAGACAGCTGGTAAATACAGACAGCAGGCAGCCATTGCTGAACCTACGATTCGTGGCGAGACACCTCGAAATCCAGCCAGTATTGCTGGTACAGAGGTGCCAAGCAAAGGTGATACGTTCCCCCAAGCAGGAAGCACGAACTATGCTCGCAAGCCTGGAGGAAGTTTCGGCACGTTCTACGGCTACTAATACCAGTTGGTATTAAGGTCCTCTAGTTCCAAGACGTTCTGGAGTTCTTCCAGTAAATTTTGGATCTCAGTGAGGACCCACTGGCTATTCTCAGACCGGAACCTTGCAAATGCGGAGGACAACTCCTGATTTTCAAGGAAAACAACTTGTTTTTCCAGGAGTTCTAGGATCTGAAACCGTTGCTCGAGATCGTGCCTTTGCATAATCAAGCCTTTGAATAAACAACTTCTTGTGCCTGGTTCTGGTACTTACCTTTCCGATCTTGGTAAGAGACATCACAAGGAGTACCACGCAGGAACAGAAGCTGGATAATTCCTTCGTTGGCGTAGATGCGGTTGAACTGCCCTGTCGCATTGCTGATCTCAAGCGTCAGGTAGCCCTCCCAACCGGCCTCGGCAGGGGTAATGTTGGCAATGATGCCAGAACGGGCATAGCTGCTCTTCCCCATGGCAATCACGGTGACATCCTGGGGCAACTTAAGACGTTCTTCTGCAACCGCAAGACAATATCCATAAGGAGGCAGAAGGAAATATTGGCCCTTTTCATCTTCTAGAAGCTCCGCTTCCGTCAAGATCTTGGGGTTAAAGTCCTTGGGATCAGATACACCCTCTTGAATGCGACCAAAGATCAGGCATTGCTTAGGTGAAAGTCGAATGTCGTAACCGTAAGAGCTAAGTCCATAGCTCAAAATACGGCGACCATTCTCTTCATTTACCAGATGATCGGTGAGGGGCTCGATCATCCCTTGCTCGATAGCAAATTTTTTAATCTCGGCGTCGCAGAGGATTCCCATAGATCCTGTTAATCGTCTTTAACTATACCGGGTTCAATAGATTACGCGGCCTTTTTCCTCGTATATGTCGATAAATTTCTGTGTGGCAGCCGCAGAGTTGGACTGTGGTTGGAGATAGACCAGGAACGAAGTGCAAGTCCGATGTGTACTTAATCCCTCACTGGAATTTTTCATGAGGGTAGGGACAGTACGCAAAATGCACATTGGAAAATCAAAGATCTTCTGTTCGTACCGGATCATGTCCGGACAGTTGGTGAAATAAAGTCCTTGTTCGATCTCGTTGGCGAGCCAAGCTCGATACAGTTTGCGAAACCAGACGGCATGGGAGGAGACCAAAGTTCCAGACGAAGCCCTGGTCATCTTCCACCGATCGTTTTTCTTGTCAAAGAAATAGGAACCGCTCGGGGGAAACAGATAAACCTTTCCGTGCCACTGCTGGCAATTCAGGCCGTCATCCTGTGGCGTAAAGAACTGATCCGCCTGGACAAACTCTTGAGCAGCCTTGGAACTAGCCGGGTCTAAATCAATGCCACCCATCAGCGTATGAGCTGATTCCACAAGATCTGGTGGTGTGATCAGCTCAAGATCTTCTTTGCGTCCCGTTACGCGGCGTACGCTCATTTGCTGTCGACGACACGGTTGTAATCAATTTCAAGATATCGCATTCCATCCTTATCGTTAACGATGTATCCAGCTTTTTCCTGGGGGTCGATCTTTTGAGCAGCCTCCAGGATCCGCCGGAAGGTCTCGGCTAGGTCCCCCTTGTTCTCTGACTCGCAGGCTTCCTTGGCACTATGTAATTCTTCTAGTGTCATATAAAGGATGCTACGTTCCTGCTCTGGCTGGAAGCAGATCACACCTGGACCTTCCGCATCCCAGAACTTCAGGTACATGGAGCCCATGTCACCAAGGATGAAACGGACAGTTTGATCCAGCATCTTGGCGCTGGTATCGTTAATGTCTCCATTCAAGGCGGAATGGATTAGTTTTTCTCGGCGGTCCATCCTTCTAACAATCCTTGACGGGACAATGCTTCCAGTAGTTTAGGAAGCGGTTTATAAATTACGACAAGCTTACCCAAATTTCCACGTTTTTTGACAAGTTTTCCGTCTTCATCACGTAATTTGTCAAATTCGCCTGATCGGATAAGATATTCGGCAACGCAACGCAGCCTGCGTTTGAGAGGCAATTCTGCTTGCGGAAACTTACCGCAGATCGTGTCTGGGGTCATGTCCTTGAAAGCTAATCGGAGGCGGTTAGCCAGGGTCATGTTGGAATTGGCATCCTCCTCTTCGTAGTTTTTGATGTTCTCCAAATAACGCTGGAGGCATCCCGTATCGAAAGACCCACCAGGAGGGAAGAACTCTTCTACCTGTCTGTATAGGGATTCCGGCAGAGTCTCCTCTGCGTTCTCTACGGTTATCGCATAGATATCTAGCGAGCGAAAACGGTTAGAAGTCATTCCAGTTTCTCCTGGGTTGACTTGTACTTGCTGGGATGGGTGAAATCTTTTAGCTCGATGACCTTGTTGCGTGCAAAGGAATGCACCAAAGAGTTCCAAGGAATCCTGATGACAACTCGTTTGCCGGTATCTGGGGAGATGTTGACGTAGTGGATACCTTCCTTCCAGCCCTTGTCTTTGTTTTTCTTGCCAACCGAAATCCAGTTCCGGATTGTTTGATCGGAAACACTAAGACGCCTGGCACACTCTTCCGTCGAGATGTACTCGTCAGCAAATGCCTCTGGATTCAGGAGATCCTTTTCCTCATCAAAGTGCCTGCTATGCCACAAAGAAGATAAAACTGTCTTAATGCCCTTGAGTTCAAAGGCGATATCTTCTAGGCCCTTGCGGATTCCGTACGCCATAATCAAACGCTTTGTTTAGATGCTAGTCTGTGGGAAAACGTTTTGCTTTTACCATGGAAGATCAGGTTCCTTCCAGTGTTCCTCCTCAGGCTGAGCCCACAGTTCCTGGTGGCCTGACCCCTGAAATTCTGGAGGCGTTGAAAGCACGCGCTCGAGAGGAAGCAATTCGTATGACCATGCTTCAGAAGCAGGCCCAACAACAGGAAGCAGGGGATCTCCCCATTGCTCGACCAGAGGTTCAGCCCAGTCAGCAGGTTCAGTTTCCACAGTTTGAACCTCAGTACGTTTATGTTCGTCGCAACTTGACCGTTGCCGAACTTGGTTTAGTTCTACTGCTGGCTTGCGGTCTTGTCACCGGTATCCAAACAGGCTGGAACTTCGTATCTAACCGTCTCCCAACCATTGAAATCAAGGCCAGGTAGGTTAAACACACTGCGACTATAATTCATTTTATGGGGTTTTTGTGATTTAATAGGTGGCTAACAGACGGATATCTGAGCTACAGGAGATCGCTGGTATCAACCTAGCGGAGGCGGACCTGCTCACCGTCGTGCAGGTTGCCGAGGTTGATCCGGCGATTAAAAATAAGAAATTAACGATATCTGGCACCAAGGCATACCTCAATGTTTACTACCTCCCCCGCACTGGTGGGACGGTTAGTGGCTCAATTACAATTCAAGAAAACCTAACGGTTGAACGTCAGACCACCACTTCTGGCCTGGCGGTAACCAATACAGGCAACGTTGGTGTTCTTTTTGTTTCTGGCAACACCACGATCAGTGGCACATTAAGTGGTACCACCATTACGGGTACCAACGTTAATGCCACAAACATTAACTCAATTAACTTCACAACCTCTGGTTTTAGTGCAACGTCAATTACCGGTGTTTCCGGTACCTTCACCTCACGAGTTTCTGGTCTAACCGTTACTGGTGTTACTGGTGCCTTCGGTAACCTCATCATCCGTAGCGGCACGGTTAACGACCGCCTCAATGCCGGAACCTTGAGTGGTGACTTTGGTGCATTTGGCAGCATTACAGGCGTTACCGGCGTCTATACCAATACCCTTTCCGGTGCCACGGTTACAGGTACAACCGCTAACTTCACCACTGGTAATTTCCAGGTTCTCAACGCTGGTAGCCATAACATTAGTGGCAACCTGACCGTTACCGGTAACCTGCGCGTCCTTGGTTCTGGTTACTTCAGCTCCGGTGTCAATGTCACTGGTACGCTCAGCGGTACCACCATCACTGGTACCAGCGCTAAATTCACCAATGTCACCGGTGTCAACGTCATTGGCACCACTCAGGTTTCGGGTGCAACCGTAACAGGTGGCTTTGGTCTTTTCACAACCGTTACCGGCACAAACGGTGTCTTCACAACCAGTGTCTCTGGTGCAACCGTTACAGGTAACACTGGTAATTTCACAACACTGAACGCCATTACGGCAACGTTCACCACCGGCATTATTCGAGAGAACATCACTGTTACTGGTGATGCAACCGTACAGGGTGACATCTTTGTTAATGGTTCAGGCTTCTTTGGTTCCGGTGTCAGCATTACCGGCACGGTTAGTGGCGTAACCTTCACAGGCTCGACGGCACAATTCACAACCGTCACTGGTGGCACAGCAGGGTTCACGACAATTACCGGAACCACAGTCACCGGCACCAACGCCAACTTTGTTAACGGCGTCTTCACAACTCAGGTTTCCGGTACGACTGTTACTGGCACGACCGCAAACTTTACAACTGGTAATTTCAAAACCCTTATCACTTCTGGTCATACAGTCACAGGTGATTTAACGGTATCCGGCAACCTGATCGTTGAAGGTACAGGGTTCTTCAGTCAGGATGTCAATATCACCGGCACCTTATCTGGCACAACCATTACTGGGACAACTGCTCAGTTCACCGCTGGTCAGTTCAATACCGTAACTGGTGTCACAGTCATCGGCACCACCAGTGTTTCCGGCGCAACAGTGACCGGCAACCTAGGCCAGTTCGGAACACTGACAGGTAACACCGCTGGATTCACGACCGTCACAGGCACGACCGTTACTGGTACAACAGCCACATTCGCAAACGTCAACGCGGCTTACATCACCGGATCGACCCTTATCTCTGGCGCAACTGTTGAAGGTCTTATTGGTGGATTCTCGAACCTTCTTGTTGTTAGTGGTCGTTTTACTTCGCTTCTTTCTGGGGCAGTCGTCACGGGTGATGCAGGTCAGTTTGGAACCCTGACTGGTAATACCGCAGGATTTACCACGATCACTGGAACAACAGTCACAGGTACGACCGCGAACTTCACAACGGTTTCAGGTACGACAATCACTGGTGCTAGCGGTTTGTTCTCCACTACTCTTCAGGTTAGTGGTTCAAATGTTGCCAGCCAGGCTTACGCTGATAACACCGCAATTGTTTACGCAATTGCTCTTGGCTAAGCCGTTTATAATTAAGAAAACTGCGCAGTAACTGATAAGTAATGGCTCGTTTCGTTTCTGTAGCCAGACAAAATATCGCAAGCGGGTCTACTTCTCCTACTGCGATCATCTCTGGCACATCCAATGCAAGTGGCGTACCGGCTGGTAATTACGGCGTAGTTCTTAGCATCATTGCTTCCAACACATCCGCCAACGCTCAGAACGTCACAATCGAACTGGTTAAATCTGGAAACACATCCACAGGTTCCATTGTCACCTCTGGTACTGTCCCTAACCAGTCATCGCTTGAGATCATGACTGGCAACAAGATCATTGTCGAATCTGAAGACGTGATCCGTGCCTACGTGGGGAATACCAACGTCATGGACGTTATTGTTTCCTACATGCTGAACCCGCAAGATAACACGATCTGACCATGCCTTACATCGGTAACGTCCTCACGTCTTTTGCCGTTGAAACCGGCAATATCGCTGATCAAGCTGTTACAGCTCCGAAGCTCAGTGCGACGGGCGGTACCAACGGTCAGGTCCTTGGTCTGGATGCAGGTGGCAATTTAGTTTGGACTTCTGATCCAGCGGGTCAGTGGGTGACGAGTGGTAGTGATATCTATTTTGATGGTGGCAATGTAGGCATTGGAACAACAAGCCCAGCTTCTTTATTAACCGTTGACGGTGTTGGTGCTTTTGGCGCAGGAAGTGCAAGCGCTCCTTCTGTAAGTTTTAACGGAGACCTAAATACCGGTATTTACTCCCCAGGCGCAGACCAAGTAGCCATCTCGACTAATGGCACTGGTCGTCTTGAGATTAACAGCGCCGGAGTTATTTCTCACAAACTGTACGACCGTTGGGAACAGAATGACGGCACCTCTGTTGCTGGTTACCTTGGCAACGCAAACGCTGTTCTTGCATCAGGCAACCAGGCTGACTTCGGAATTAGGTCTCAGGCAAACATTGTATTTGCTGCTGGTGGAGGAACTGAGCGCATGCGCCTGGACTCCAGTGGCCGTTTAGGTCTGGGGACTAGTAGCCCTGATTCAAAACTTCACGTTGTAGACGCAAACTTAAATGGCATTCGTATTGGATACTTATCCGGAAGTTCAAACTTAAATCTTTACGACGCTGATGCCCACGCATTCAGAGGCAGAGGATCAGGCGACGTAATGCGTATTACATCTTCGGGCAACGTAGGGATTGGCACTACGAGTCCCAGCATGCCATTGGAGGTGGATGCTGCATCTGCTTCCGGAAACGATATAGTTAGATTTACTGGAAAGAACTCAGGAAACATTGTAATCCGTAACGCAACGGCAGATGAAGTCATTATTCATACTGGCACAAATGATGCGTTAGTTTTTGGCACAAACGGGAACAATGAACGCGCCCGCATCGACAGCTCCGGCAGGTTGTTAGTTGGCACGTCTAGTGCGCGTAGCAATTTTTACAACGGATCTACGGACTCTCCAGCTTTCCAAATTGAAGGCACAGGCAGTAATGATTCTCATGCGAGCATTGTTAGAAACCAAGGCGGAGAGGGCTCGACGCTTATTCTTGGGTGTTCTGGTGGAACCTCCCTTGGCAGTAATACTCTTGTAAGCAACGGAGACCGCATCGGTCATATCAATTTCCAAGCTACTGACGGTGCTGAGTTTGTTCAAGCGGCAAACATCAAAGCCGAAGTAGATGGCACCCCCGGCGCTAACGACATGCCGGGCAGGTTAGTGTTTTCCACTACTGCCGACGGAGCGAGCAGCCCGACGGAGCGGATGAGGATTGGTCAAGCCGGTTATGCAAAGTTTTCTAATACCGGAGCATACTTTGGTGTTTCTAGTTCTTATCACGAACGTAACAACAATGCCGCAGATTGGATTGCTATCGATCGCAATAGCAATGGGACTCCTTTTGGTGTTCTTTTTGAGTTTGATTCAGATCCAAACGGCACGGGCAACCAGTTTTGGCGTTGTCGCGGGGCAGCCAATACACGGGCGGAATTACGGTCAAATGGTGGCATTGCTAACTTCAGTGCCAACAATGTCAACCTTTCTGACCGCAACGTCAAGAAGGACATCTCTCCTGCTGCTGACACTTGGCATTGTCTGAAAGAGTGGGAGATCGTCAACTTCCGCTACAAGGATCAGCCCGATGATGCCGATTTGAACTTGGGTGTCATTGCCCAGCAGGTTGCTGAGAGCTGCCCCGAAGTCATCACCGTCTTCCAAGAGGCCACTGAGGATCAACCAGAGAAACTCGGCGTCAAAGATCAACAAATGATGTGGATGGCCATCAAGGCTCTCCAAGAAGCTCAGCTCCGCATCGAAACTCTGGAAGCCGAAGTAGCAGCTCTCAAGGGCGCGTAGTCCTACTCACTAATAACATGTAACCATGGCTATTAAACTTACCGATGCTGCTAAGTTCTATCAGGAGCTTTCACATCAGGTGGAGGCCTGGGACTGGTTGCAGTCAGCTTTAACGGCAGAACAATTAGATACCTTTGCAACAAAATACAGAACTAAACCAGAACCTCCTAAGAAACCTGAAAGTAATGACAACACCTGGGACGGCGTCTATAAAGTTGCCAAGGCAGCAGGGGCTAAATTCCCTGAATGCATTTGTGCTCAGTGGGCACTCGAATCAGGTTGGGGCCAGCATTTCTCTGGTGCCTGGAACGCATTTGGATTGAAAGGATCTGGTAACGTCGTTAATACACAAGAGTTCATTAATGGTCAATGGATCACAATCCAAGCTGGCTTTATTAACTTCCCGGACTTAGCAACAGCAATCTATTACTTGGTTGATCGCTGGTACAAAGACTTTGGTCGTTTTAAGGGCGTTAACCGTGCCAATAGTCGTAATGAGTGCTGTCAACTATTAGTCAAAGAAGGTTACGCTACTGATCCCGATTACAGCACCAAATTAATTCAGATCCTCGACAAACAACTTGGTACCCCTGGTGGTGAAATACCAGCAGATAGCAAAGAAAAAATACTGACCGTTCCTTACGAATACCAACTCGACAACAAGTCAGGTACTGGTTACCGTGAATGCTTTTCTTCTACCTGTGCCATGATCGCACGCTATTACGGCAAGGTAAAAAGCGATGATGAATACAATGCAATCCGCAGTAAATATGGAGATACAACCAGTAAAGATGCTCAATTAGCAGCTCTGCGTAGCCTGGGACTCACTGCAAAGTTTATTACCAATGGCAATTCAGCCCTACTGGAGAACGAGATCCGTAATAACAGACCCGTTGCTGTCGGTTGGCTACATAAAGGAAACGTCTCCTATCCCACAGGTGGTGGTCACTGGACATGCTGCATTGGATTCACACCCGATGCCTTTGTCTTCCATGACCCCAACGGGGAGGCTGATATGCTCAATGGCGGCTATACCAGCAACGACCGCAAGCGTGGGACTGCAGTACAGTACAGCCGTAAAAATTGGTTGAGGCGCTGGGAATGCGACGGCAAAAACACGGGGTGGGCGATCCTTGTCTCAAAATGAAATGCAAAAAAGATCCAGACATCCGCGTCAATATGTGCTGGGAACTTAAAGACGAAAAAAAGTGCGTCACTCTAAGTAAGAACAACGCACTTGCAACTCGTGATTGGGTAGAAGAACAAGGTGGAACGGTGTGGTGGTTTGTTCCTTTACAAGATTAAGTTTTTGTGTAGTTTGATCTGGCATTCTCCAAAGCTTTAATGGCTTCTTCTTTAGTTTTAAAATAGCCCAGCTGCTTTTTGGCAAGTTTGGCTTTCCATCGTTTACGACAATGCATGTAAAAATAACACCCTTTTGGTTGTTGAACTCTCTTTTGTTTTCTTACATTTTCGGCAAAGGTTAGTAATTGAAGATTTTCAATGCAGTTGTTGTTTCTGTTGTCATCAATATGATCAACCTCGTGGTCATCTAAAAGATCGTTGCCATGCCAAATCCATACCAAATTATGAACTTTATAAGACTTGTATTGATAGCGAATATCTGAATATCCACTTACCGGAGAAAAGCGACCCGCTCTTAAACCTTTTGAACCATCCTTTTTTAGCCAATAAAGATGACCCTTTTCATACGTAAACAATTCTCTAACGAGTTCATAAGGAAGAGTGTTTCTGGATTTGTTTTTAGGTTTTGTCATTTCATTAAAAAACACCTCAAACACAATAGCGTGTTCGAGGTGTTTGATGTGGTTTCAAGCCTTACCTGATTGATCAGCGCTGCTTGGCCTTACCGATCACCAGTGCCAGGGTTTCGATGACCTTATAAAGTTTGCCGACAATCTTGTCATCAGCAGGGGTCGGGGTCAGAGAAACAATAATAGAAGCAGCGGCGTGGATGGCAAGAGCCAGCTCGATGTACTTGTTAAAATCCATGGGTATCTCCCGTTTCTTTTATTCTATTCCTCTTGGTTTATAGAAAAAGAAAGATTTAAGTTCTTCGTCAATGTCAGGTTGGAGGTCCCAGTTATGACGCAGAATCCAACGTTTCCATACCTTGAATTGACGTTCTGGATCTGCTGATTCACAACGGAATACAATCGAATCCCCTGGTGGAATCCGATCCATCCATTCGTACATAGCACGAATTGCAATCGCCTGAACCTTGTTTCCGGCTTTACCGGTCAAAGATCCATCCAGCTGGCGGGTGCGACGGTTCTTTCGACGCAACATCCAATCGTTGATTTGTCTTGCACTTTTGCTCACCGCAACGGACGCAAGCCAGATACAATTCTTCTCCGTCCGTAGCCAAGGGATCAGGCGCGTCTTCACCAGAAAACCACCCTCCAGACGGTGGTAAGTAGCAATTTTTTTTCTTCTTGGCCGTACTCTTCTTGTCTTGGGGAGGAGACTGCTGAAGATACCCATTAAACCTCATACATTCGGCACTCTGGTGCGCTTGGATTTTCTTCACAATAACGGGCAAAACACTGTTGTGGTGTTGGTTTTTTGTATCCAGTGAGAAAACAAATGATGCGTTTGAGGAGACTCATGGCCTTGTTACCAATGGAACAAAGATGTCGGGGAAAGCATCTGTATCCTGGTGCTCACGGTTCCAGGCGGCTTTCCATTCAGCTAACGAATGCTCGTGCTCTTCGCTGCCGGTATAAGACTCAGACAAATCACAAAGGACAAATTCATTATCACCCGTTGAATCTTCCAGAAGTAGATAACTGAAGTCTTCCAGGATCAAGAATGGATTGAGGTCAGCCACCTCGATAACAAGACCGAGGCTGTAGTCCAGGCGTTCATTCCTGGTACTCGATACACATAGCAGGTAGCTACCCGGCTGAAGAGGGTAGTACAGATCATTACCTTTATCGACGCGACGTGGATCAAAGTTGTTATAGAAGTCCGACGCCGCACCCATCATGTGACCGACATAGGGGTAATACACTTCCCCTTGTCCATTTGTGGTCTGGATGCTGTCCTGATCAAAGATCATGCGACCTTGGATCGGATTGAAATTTAAGTCGTATGCAGAAAGCTGGATGTAGTTGGGGCGAGGTGCTCCCTTACGCGTGATGATCCAAGCCGGTGTTGCAATATTGATGCGAAACCAATGGTTCATGGTGCCGCCACCATAACCATTTAGTTCGACCTGATTAACAGGACCAAGTGTGCCGGTCAGATAACGCAGAGAAGTTTGCCCAAAAGTACCAAGGTCTAGAGGGTTATCTTTCGTTCTACGCCTCTGAGTCGTGTTCGAAATCCTAGGCACTGTACATTTATTATCCCCGTTTACTCATTGTACTCTGGGCGATCTTTTACGTATTCAGGGTTGGTAATCGCATTCTTGTTCTCTTTGCGATTCAAAGGTTGCATATCAAGACCAGCTTGCATGCGCCGGTTGTAAAGCATGAGTTTCTCCGCCTTGAACTCCACTTCCAACGGTGAGATGGTCTGAGGCGGGTAGGTGCGGTTGAAGCTGGAGACCAGATGCAAAGGGTTGGCACACTTGGGGTTGGTACATAGACGGGTCACCTTTAGGTCCCCCACATCCCCCCACGCGCACTGGTAGATCGCCTTGTGGACATTGACGTTATCGGACTTCTGCTTGCTGTATTCAGACCTGTAGGAGGGCATACAGACCCTCTTTGGCGTGGCACCAGTGGGGCCTTTGATCTCCCAACACTCGTCCGGGAAGCCGATCTGGACTGAGTTCCAGAGCTTGCCGTATTTGATGCGGTACTCAGGGCTGAGGTAGTTGATGTCGAAACCACAGACGTTACTGAGGATTTTGTGAGCGCACTCGTAACACCAGTGGTTGGTTGAGTCTCGGATGAGATGGTTGTGAAGGCAAGGGAAGCCTCGGTAGTAGCCGAGTTCGTTGAGACGGTCCTCCTCCAGCTGCTCAATACCTGGTACATGCCGGAACAAGGGCAGGTTGGAAAGGAGGTTTGCCATGACCAAGGACTGAGTGAGGACACTCTAGGTCCGTTTTGTCGTGGTGGGTGCAGGGATGCAGAGTTTGACCCTACTTTTATCTTTATATAAGGTAGACGACTAATCGGTACCTTTATGTCGTTTACCTCACGTAAGGATTAAAGACCCCCCAAAGTCTGCATTCTCCACACCGACACCTGAGTCTTGACCTGAGACAGGTTGCCCACAAAAAAGCCCCCTGTTGCAGCAGGAGGCCTTGTTCCCATGCGGATAACCCAGTCAGAGTTTAGACCCCAACTAGCTCCTTGCTTGCCGCTTTAGCTTTCTTTTTCTTTTTACCGAGGCTCACGGCAGGCTGCTCGATCCCAGAGTTGAGCACCTCGTGGAACACCCCATCGAACTGAGCAGCAACCGTATCCCAGTTGAACTGATCGTCCGTAGCGCGGATGTAGCACAGCTCAGAGACGGCATCGAGCTTGTCGCGGTCCTCATAGAGTTCGGTCAGGATCTCTGCAAGGTGGAGGTGGGAGGGGCAGGGCATTTCACGGCCGAAGTTGGTATCCACATCAATGTGGTCGCAACGGATCAGCTTGCCGTAGCCATCGAAGATCTCTTTGCAGGAGGTGTGATCGGGCACGACCTGGGCAACGCGGCAGGCAGCGTGCTCAAAGTTGACGAGACCCCAGCCCTCACCTTTGCAGGTATTGACACCCACATCAGCACACTGATAGATAGTCTCAAGCATCTCAACTGGGACTGACGGTGGGCCAGCAGTGTTGGCGGTCATGATGATCCGGTTGTTGCCATCAAGACCACGGCGTTGCATCTCACGACCGAAGAGCTGCATCACATCCCAGCCCTGGTCCTTACCACCCATATGCAGGTAGAGCATGGCATCGGGCTTGTCCTTAGCGAACTCAGCAAAGGCACTGATGGTGATGTCAATGCGCTTACGGAACTGGTTGCGGTTGCCATTGAAGACGATGAAGGCATCCTCATTGATACCCAACTTGCGGCGTGCTTCCTTCTTATCGCCCGGCTTGAACTGACCAGCCGTCACGCCATGGGGAATCACACTGATCGGTTTGTTGATACCGCCCCGCAGGAACTCATGGGCACCGAACTCCGTGTAGGAGACAACTGCATCCCATTCATTGGCGGTATCACCTAAGCAACCCACCCAGCCATAGGAGTCCATGGGCATGTAACCCACAAACTTAAAGCCCCTCTCCTTGTGGAGGTCAGCAATCTTGGAGTACTGGGTATTGATGATCCAGCAGTCGTTGATTGTGAAGACCACATCAGGCTTTTCAAGCTCAACGATCTCTCGGATGCGATCTTCTCCGAAGGGAGCCTGCTGGAACCGGTTGGATGCGGGATACATCCGAAACTCTTGCTGCATGGGATCAGGGTCTCCATGCCAGTTACAGCCAAGGATGACGACTTCGTACTTGTCCTTGAGGCGCTGAACCACGTTATGGGTGACACGCGCAAACCCTGTGGTTGCAACAACGTCACCCACCCACAAAAGTTTTGGTTTTTTATCCACAGTTAATCGGATATTCTCCGATTTACTATACACAATTTGACGGAGTAATAGACCGTACTAACTCTTTCTCCTCAGAGTTCTGTGCTTTTAATTTCACCCGTATGAACTCAGCCGCCTTATGGGTATTGGTTGTATCCCCGCAGGTATAGAGATCAATAGCGGCGTAACCAATCTCAGGCCAGGTGTGGATCGAGCAGTGCGATTCAGCCAGTAGTGCCAACAGAGTGACACCTTGCGGCTGAAACTTCTCACCAATAATCCGCAGCACATTCGCCTTGGAAAGACTGAGGCCTGCCAGCATGATCTGCTCCAGGCCTTCGTAATCGTTAAGGATCACTGGATCACAGTCATAGAGATCCAAGATCAGGTGGCGGCCATTGCTCACAGCATTTCTTCAACAACCTCTATTTTCTCATCAGTATTTGCATCTAGTGCAACACCGTAAAACTCTTTGTATTTTTCCTTGTCAGAGGACACTTCAACGATGGAGGGCCAGCCTTCGTACTTGGAATCGGACTCCCGAACAGCAACGTTGATGACACCCATGCCACGGGAATTGCGGAGGGCATAGACATTCATCTTGAGCTGGTGGGTGCAGATATCAAGGAACAGAGGTTCAAAACGGTTACGGGACATGATGCCCACGTTGCAGTTCCGACAGAACTCTGCGTAGCTGGCATACAACCACTTGTCCTGGTTGGCGTACATATGAGAGGAACCCATCGGTGCTGACTTGGTAAAGCCAACCGATGCACGCACACCTGGATCAAAGACAACCTTGTGCTCCATCCAATCAAGCAGCGGGTTGGAGCGAAGGTTCTGCATCTTCTCGTACTTCTTGAAGAACTTCACCTTCTTGGAAGTCTCCATCAGGTACTCACGCATCTCATCCTCCGTCATATCCAGCAGCCAGTTCACCAGACCAGACAGCATCGGAGCAAAGATACCTTGCGGCTCCCCCTTGGAATTGAACTTGATCAGTTCCTTTTGTTCCGATTGGCCACCTTCAAAGGGACGGTCAAAGGGGATGGTGAGACGACGACGTGCCAGACCAGAGGTGTAGTCAGTGGACTGAATTGCCTCGTTAGCGGTGATCATGACCATGCCGTGGTACTGGAAAGGATCCAGCGCCTCGCCTTGATACTTACGTTCCGAACGGATCCAGTCGTTACCGGTGATGGCTTTCAGACGGGAGACAGAACCACCCCACCGGTCAGCATCCTGGAACAGCAGAAGCTTTTTACCCATGTAGGCCGCTGCTTCAAAGCGGTTCTTCTCCATGTTCTCGAAGTCGGTGGAGTAGGTATTGCTCTTACCAACTAGGGCCACTGCCAAGTTTGCGTAGGTCGACTTACCCGACTTACCGGGGCCAACGATCTCGACGAACTTTTGAATTTCGTAACGACCCAGCAGTGTTGCCCGCAACCAAGCACGGAGAACTTGAGCACGTTCCCAGCTGTTGTGCTGCGTGTGCTTAAGCCACTTAACAATTTCTTCGCATGTTGCGGCGGGATCGTAGGAATACGGCATCTGCTGGGTGAGGTGCAGCTCCCGGTTAAAAGGAAGCAGCTCCCTGGTAGCCACATCCAGCACACCATTGGTGAAGAGGAGGTAGTCCGCGCCGTCATACCACTCATCAAAGGTCAGGACCGACTGGAGCTGAGAGCATACGTCATTCATCAGATTGCTACTGAAGCCATTGGGTAAGAAGTCACCCAGCTCCTGCATCTTCTGACGGATATCACCAAGGATCTCAACCTTGGTCATACAAGACCAGAGGCCAACACTCTTGTGTTCATATAAAAAAAACTGACCATGCGGTTGACTAAACAGCAGATCGCCGTTATACATCTGCAGCAGGACATCAGTCACTACATTCGATGAAGGGTTTCGTGTTCGCTGGTCTTTCTTTGTTTTTGTTGAGCCCTCTCCCGGCCGGGGCAATCGCGCAACAGGAGGGATGCGTTCAGGATTCCTTGCTTTTTGTGGAGACAAACCTAAATCTTCTTCCAGCTCCTCTAAGAGTTTTGAAACGTGATCTAGTGTCGCATCATCAACATTCATTGCACGATAATCCTGAGACGGTTGCCAGCCCTGCTCCTGGGCCATGTGAACGAGAGTGCCAAGACCCCGACCACCATTCCTAGAGAAGGAACGCCACCTGCGGTGACACTCGCCTTCCCTGTACTTTTCTGAATGCTTTGACCATTCATCCCACACTTCAAGGAGGGATTCATCGACCTGGTGCAGGGTCTGACCCACCGTGATCCAGATGTCGTAGTCATCAGGGGCATGCGGATTTTTTTCCAGCATTCCCCAAGTTGCCTCTGCAGCGAGTTGGATGTCACGCTCAGGGGTGATCTCAGACTGAACAACGAAACCAGGACCAACCATTCGAGTGATCTCTTTGGCAGGTACCCCGTGCCGTACGTTCTTCTGAACGATGGCGTTCATCAGCCAATCGGGAAACTCTGGCAGTGAGTCAGCCCACTCAAAGCCTTCTCCTTCTCCGGTGTAGTAACCCTCAGTCTCAGGGTGTAGACCCATGAGAACACCCTGGTGACGTTTCCAGAGAATTTCAAGTTTTTCCTTGTCCTCCTCGGCGTGCCAGGTGTACTTGTTGCGGACGAAATGCTTATGTTTTTCTCGATCCAGGCGATAAAGCTTACGTTCCCGGCCAATCTTGCCACTGAAAATAGTCAGTGTTGGCGGCAAAGCTTCTGCTAGCGGCATCTCCGACAGCTCTTCCAGCAGTTTGTAAACGCTGGGGCCATCGACATCAACCCATACCAATCCGTAAGGATGGTTATAGACCGGACCACCAAGCAAGCCAACAGCTTTGCACTTGCCTGAGATCAACTCCTCTTCAATTTCCTTGGAGCTGAATGGCTTATTTTGCCAGCCACTGACGTAAGGATTTTTATTTTCACCAAGCGGTGTTAAGGGCCAGTCGACGGGTATGTAATCGAGGCGGATTTCACCGGGACGAAGGGCCTGCTGATTACGACTGGTCATACTACTTCTTGATTCTTGATTTCTACTTTAAAGTCTCGGTCCGAAAAAGGTCCCTCTTTTAAGATCATGTAGGCATGCAGATGCATCTGGGTGGGCAGATAAAAACAGTCCCCGTCTGCCGCATGCATCATGCGACTCATGAGACTATTCATCCACTCACCCATGCTGACTTGGATGTCCATGGGGAGGGCCGAGTTGTTTGTCTCTTTATCCTACGGCCGCCAATCCAAACCGCCCCTTACAGATTTCTGTAGATCAGCAAGACTTATTAGACTCAGCATCAGTTTGAATCGGATCCATTTCTTCAAACTTTTGCATCAATCTGTAGTACACCTGCAACGCATCTTCCTTGGTGACGACAGCGGTTTGACAGGCGATGTCCCATGCGTGTCGCTCACGGTTCTCCATCCTTTGATTCTTGTTCAGAGTCATCAGTGTACCAAGGTGCCCTTAACTCCATTGCCCCGCCAAGCTTCTGAGACTCACCGGTCTGAAGCTCAGGATCAATCGGGTGCTCGATATAGAGAGGTTTGTTTTGTTCCTCACGTTCTATCTCGGATGCAATCCGATTCTCTAGTTCGATCATATCAAGCCTGGCCTTAAGCTTTGCTTCAAACCAGGTCTTTTTCCACCACTTAATAACAGCGTCGATGATGTCCTTAAATAAGGTCCTGATCATATACGTTACAGTTATCTACTTGTGCATAGTACTCAGCTACAATCTTCAGCCAGTCATCCCGCAGGGAATCGAGGAAACGCCTGGAGATCTTGAAGATCTGGGTACGAACGGGCGTCGAAACCAGGATGGCAGCCTGACTTACCTTCAATCCAAGAGTCTGCTCAATCGCCATGTCATATGCGGCGAGTTGCTTGCAGGTCTTCTTGAACTTCATGTACCCACCCAAGAGGTCCCGCCATTCTTGCGAACCCTTCTCATGTTCCTTCGGCCACTTACGGCTATAGGGTTTTACTGAGGTCTTGAGGTCAGCAAGAGTAAGCTTATTGTTAACCACAGCGATGATGTCAGGAGCACCAGCCCAAGCCCGACCCTCATCATCACAACCCCAAACCCTCGCCACATCGTCGGCACCTAGTGTGAATTTGTAGTCGTCCTTGACCGGCGATTCTGCCCAGAGAACCTCGGAGAACTGATCAAGGATAGCAGGCATCCCCGTCCAGAAATCCTTGTATTCATCAGGGATCTCAGGGTTTTTATTCCCTTTTAGGTACTGCTCCATGCCGAAGTGAACAGCGGTACCACGCTCAGCAGCAGCCTCTTTGACCCCTGGATTGTTCTTAGACCACATCTCCAACTTCCGTTTGTTTGCTTCGGAAGCTGTCTCACTGATAATGGTAGTTACGGACGGCGCAGGTCCAGTGGGTAACGGAGTTGTATAGTGACGTTTTCCGTTAAGCGTAATTCTGGCTGCGGTCCTGTTAAGGTCCCGCATTGTTTCCGGTTGCTTCTCCTCAGCTTCCTGCCAAGGATCTTGTGTCTTAATCTTAGCAACCATTGATGGTTCTGTATATTACGGCTAGCTTAATGCATAAATTAGGTTTGTGAAGATGCGTGATTTCTACTACGCAATTGCAACGCTGTTAGGAGCTATGCTCGTTGTCATTGGCATTGACGCCTACATCTTCTTTAGCGAGGTTGCCCGTAGATGAATAAGCCATGGCTGTGGATCCAGGGCATGTGGTCATGCCTGAGCTGGGTTTTTGTC